TTGTGGGGTGGCAAAGCTGCGAAGCGGTGGGCCGAGTCCAAGCTAAAGGAGGAACTCATGAGCGAGCTCGAAAAAGAATTTTCACCAAAAGTTCAGGATTGACTAGTCTTGAACCTTATATAAAAAACGGCACCCCATGACCATTCAAGAAAGAGTGCAAGAACTGTTCCACAAATTCAACGTCAACTTGACGGTGGAGGAGTCGCGCACCGAACTCGCAGAGGCCGCCCTCGAAAACGGGACGGTTATCTACACTGACGGCGACGACTTCGTAGAAGGAGACGAAGCCTACATCATCAACGACGAAGGCGAGCGCATCCCACTCCCTCCCGGTGACTACACCTTCAAGGACGGGGGTGTCATCTCAATTGCAGACGGTGGCAAGATTGCCTCAGTAGCTAAGGGAGGCGAAGGCAAGGACGGCAAGGACGGCAAAGCCGTGAACCCTGCCAAGACCAAAGAGCCTGTGGCAAAAGCACCAGCGAAGGAAGCACCAGCGGATCCCGCACCAACCAAGCCCGCACCAACCAAGCCCGCCCCAAGCGACCCCGCCCCAGTCAAGCCAAAGGTGAAGAAGAGCGCGGACTTCGAGGAAGAAGAAAATCCAAACGACATGGAAGAAGTAACCATCAACTACGTGACCCGCGAGGAGGTAGAGGCCATCGTTGCCGAAGCCATCGCCGCGGCTATGGGTGAACCCGCCATCGAGGAAGCCACGGAAGAGGAGAAGGAAGAGATGAGCGTCAACCCTGAAGCTCCCAAGGCAGAAGCTAAAGAAGAAGCCAAAGAGGAGCCACAAGAGGAGGCCGAAGAGCCTACCGAAGAAGTAGAGGTCGAAGTCGAATTGAGCGCCGAGACTGAAGAAGTCGAAGCACCCAACGAGATGGACGTAATCCTCACCGAGCTCTCACAAGTGAAGGAGCGTCTCTTCGAACTCCAGAAGCAAGCAGCCTCCACAGGGCTGAAGCACAAGGCACCGACCCAAAAGAAGGAGCCTTTGAACCTACAGAATTTGACAACTGAAGAGCGCGTCCGTGCTCTCGCTAATCATTACAACGCCTAAACTATGGCAAACGCAACATTCACAACTTCGACCTACGTTGGACAGGCTGCCCTTCCCTTCGTAGCTCCAGCCATCTTGAGCGCGGACACCCTCGCCAATGGCTTCATCTCTGTCTTGGACAATGTCCGTTTCAAGGCAAACCTCCGCAAGCTCTCCGGCGTAGCTATCGCTGCCCGCTCTTGTGAGTTTTCTACACCTGCCGCTGGTGGCTTGGACATCTCCGACGTGGTCTTGGAGACTACCCAGCTCCAAGTCAACGAGCAAATCTGCAACGACGACCTCGCCCAAACTTGGGCAGCCGAGCAGATGCGCGGAAACTACGCAGGCGCACCCGGCGACTACGTCCAGTTCTTGGGAACTTACGTAGCCGCGAAGGTCGCAGCTAACGTAGAGCAGAACATCTGGCAGGGTAACTACGACTCTGACGGCACCGGCGCTGGCACTCCTGTGGTGACGAACTTCACGGGTATCTGCAAGCACATCGTGGACGCTACTCCCGGCCACGAGACGACAGGAGCTTTGCCTTTGGCTGCCGCGACTGTGGCTGCTACGAGCATCGGCATCTTGGACGCGTTGGCTGACATTACCGCAGACGCTCCTTCAGCTATCGCTGGCGACCCTGACGCTGTTATCTACATGAGCCGTGCCTCTGCCCAGCTCTACTACCAAGCTCTCGCAGCTACCTACAACTTGCCATTCTTGAACGACGGCATGGTGGCTAAGTACGCCGGTTACTCTATCGTGACTCCTGCTGGTTTCCCGAACGACACGCTCATCTTGGGCAAGAAGGACAACTTCTACTTCGGCACCAACCTCTTGACGGATCACGTCGAGGCTCGCTTCTTGGACTTGACCAACACCACTGGAGACGCCGTGACTCGCATCGCGATGTTGTTCGACGGAGGTACGCAGGTCGTTGACCACGACTCTTACTCAGTCTGGCGCCGCACCGCCTAATCATTAACCGAGGGAGGGGGGGCTTCGGCCTCCCCAACTTCACAAACCCCCAACTAAATGGCTTGCTCATTAACAGTAACAGGACGTTCGCTCCCTTGCCGGGATGCCCTCGGTGGGGTTAAGAAGGTTTGGATTGCGCCGTTCACCGACGCCATGTGGTCCGACGTTGCTTCGGGAGAAATCCCGAACAGCGAGGCCGCGTTGACGTTGCACGACTTCGTCTCCCCCAAGAACTCATCTAGCCTGACGCAAACCGTCAACTCTTCCGTAGAGAACGGGACGGTGTTTTACACGCAGGTGCTGTCCTTGGTCCTGAACAAACCCGTCGCAGCCGACATCACCGAAGTACAAGAACTCGGAAAGGGTCGCTTGGCAATCGTGGTGCAGGACAACAACGACAACTACTTCGTCCTTGGCCACACGCGAGGCTGTGAGTTGACCGGAGGCTCCGTTGCCACAGGTACCGCCATCGGCGACCTCAACGGCTTCACCTTGGAATTCACAGGCGAGGAGGGTATCCCTGCTCCATTCCTTGACGCTGACGGCGCTAACCTCACGTTCGAAGTAACGACATAAGCCTCGGGCACTGCCTTAGGACCGTTATACAAAGGAGGGGGAGGGCGTTGGCCTTCCCCCTTTTTGCTTAAAGCATGATAACACTACGACCCAACTACTCTATACGCCAGAAGATACTCTGCACCCCGTTCGAGGCGCGGAAGTTTCTGGCGTCTTTTACGCACTACCTGGTCGTGCTTCGTAACGACTCAAGCGAGGAAACGCTGGCCTTTGTTGGTGACGTCACGTTCGACAACGAGCGCTACACGCAGTTGCAAATACGCACAAACACAGACGACCCTACAAACGGCAACATCCTCCTCACCGAGTCGGGGCTATACACGTACACCATCTACGGGCAGAACAGCGACAGCAACCTAGACCCGGACGACGCCACCGTCGTAGGTACCTGCGAGGTGGGGCCGTGCCGTATCTTGTTCGACGGTCAAGCCTACGACTTCGACACCCCATCCATCCCGGACAACGTCATCTACTACGAATAACCATGGAACTCCTCAAGCTCAAAGAATACGTCGAGAGAAGCTACGCCGAACAACCCTCAAACCAAGGGTACGTCAAGTACGGCGACGACAACCTCTTCCCCCAGTACCTCATCGACCTCTACAAGTCGAGCGCCACGCACAACGCGCTTTGCACTTCAATCGCTTACATGATATTTGGCGACGGTGTACAGGCCGACACGCTGGACGCCCGCCTGAAGATTCAAGAGTGGGGCCTCGACGACGAGGTACGCAAGGCGTGCCTAGACCTCAAAATCCAAGGAGGCTTCGCCCTTGAGGTCGTGTACTCCATCGACCGCACAACCATCGCCAAGGTCCGGCACTGCCCCTTCGAGAACGTGCGGAGCGGAGAGGTAAACGAGGACGAGAAGTGCGAGTTCTACTACTACTCGAAGGACTGGGGCGACAAGCGCCAGGAGCCGGAGGTTGTCAAGGCATTTGATCCCGAGCAGAGCGTCGAGTACCCCGTGCAGATTCTGTACGTCAAGCCGTTCTCTCCCGGGTCGTACTACTACCCCAAGCCCGACTACATCGGCTCCATCGACTACATCGAGCTGGACAAGGAGATTGGGAAGTACCACATCAACAATATCAAGAACGGCATGGCGCCGTCCTTCCACCTCGCCTTCAAAAACGGCACGCCGTCACAGGAGGAGCGCAGGAAGATTCGTAACGACGTGGAAAGGCAACTAGCGGGGGCCACCAACGCCGGAAAGTTCATCATGACCTTTTCCGACCAGCCGGACCGCAAGCCCGACTTCGACCCGTTCCCGCTTTCCGACGCTGACAAGCAATACCAATTCCTCTCGACGGAGGTGTCTGATAAGATTATGATTGGACACCGCGTGGTGTCTTCTGCCATGTTCGGTGTGAAGACAGCCGGACAGCTTGGCAACACCCAAGAGCTGGAGATTGCCAGCGAGCTGTTCGACAACCAAGTCGTGAAGCCTTACCAACGCATCCTCAAGGACGCCGTCTCGTCTATTTTGAACGCAGCCGGAACGCCTGCCACGGTTTCCGTTGAGAAGGTAGACGAGGAGGAGGTGCCTACCGTTACCGCGGAGCTGTCCGAGGACAAGTTCAAGGCCAGCGAGGAGGTGGCGACGTGGCTCATCGACAAGGGCGAGGAGATGGACGACGACGAGTGGGAACTCATCGACGAGAGGAAGGTAGACTACGAAACAGAGAATATGCAGGACGCCTTGTGGACGTTTGCTCGTGCCATCCCCGGCAGTAGCGCCGAACGCTCCAGCCGTGGCGTCTCCGAGCAGGACAACGAACTTATCCGCGTCCGCTACGCCTACGCCCCCAAGGTGACAGGCAAGAACGGCAACCCCTCGCGCGACTTCTGCACCAAGATGGTGGGAGCCGGAAACCGCGTATGGAGGAAGGAGGATATAATCGAATCAGGCA